CAGGTTGTTCTTCCATGTCAAAAGTACCGGCATTATCATCAAAAGTGCCGAGCAAATACAAATCAAAATCGTCGGGATGCTTATTCAACTGATTATCAGCAGCAGAACGATTAACTTCATCAGTAAAGTCACGAACAGCAACATTACGATGGGGAACAAAGAACGGACGGTTAAAAACATCGGCAGCGCGATCTTTAACAGAAACTACAAATTGCAACATATAAGACCTTTAAAGTGTTCGTTTTGATTGATTTAAGCGAGAATCAGTTACCTTCTGTCTCGCAATTTTACGGATGGGTTGGTTTTCATACATATTACGCTCTACATCCATGTCGGCTCTCACCGACGAGCGAAACTGCATATCTAAAGCTAAATCATGGCCTAACTCCTTTAACAAATTTTTGTAATACCTAGGGACTGGCGCCCTAGAACCCTGAGTAGTCACGACTGAACCAGTCGGAAAAACATCTGACATGAAATAATCTCTAAACCATCCTTTGCCAATACCTTTACTCATTAGCATGAATTCAGGATTTGGCATTACGCACTCTCCATCTTCAGTAACGGCTAACGGCAGAGGAGAGGCATTGGGGCCTTTAAGCTTTTTCATTATGTAACGTGCTATGTAAGCAGCAGATTCGAAATTAAGAGTACCGATGAGGTGGTTTCCGTAGTGCCAAGATTCAGCAACAGACTTAGAGATGTAAGTCCTGTCACCACCAGAAGCACGACCAAAAAGCACGCGATCGCTATCAAAGTCCACTCCAAACAACGCAATATGAAAGTGAGGACGTCTGGTTTCATCACCATACTCTCCAGAAGCAACGTATCTAAACTTGAATCCTGCCTTACGCAGCCGCTTAAAAAAACGCTGTAAATCGTCTTTCCATAATTGACCGTGTTCGGGAAGGTGCGCATCGTCATATGTTAGGTTTAGCATACAGGACTTCTCGTGCAACATTTGCTCGTGAGTTATCCTGATCGCCCACTCTCTCGAGTACGCTAACCGACATTCCACGCATTGACCGCACTTTAGCGGGCCATGGGTGGGATGCGACCAAAGGGAAGTACACACAATACCTTACAGACGAATACCGCCACGCATAGGCGCAGCCTTGATGTTAATCATCTTAGTACGACCTACGTTAGAACGAAATTGTCCAGCAGAACTATGTTTATGAACAGGGCTACGACTTAGTGGTTTCATTGAAATCTCCTTAGGTTTTGGTGTCAATGGGCACAGTTACATCAAGTAGGTCACTGTGCCCGATACTACATCATTCCGCCTTAGACGGCGAGGCCTCGTCTGTCACTTGCGTGACAGATGAGGGTTGAGGAACAGCCAAACCCAAGCTAATCGCCTCTGAGGAATTTGCTGGATCAGCAAAAAACTCAAGGAACTCTTGGGGGCTGTTATTAAAACGAGAACGCAATTTAGCGTCCATACGCATAAAGGACTCGTCGGCAGCACGAACGAGATTCATAGCAGACTGGTAATCGAAAACACCTTCAAAATCCACATATTGTGGAAAAGTATTAGGTGTAGGCAAAACACCAGTCTTCAAAAAACGATTAACAATCGTATTGATATCGGCTTCTTCTTTGAACTGCTGTTGCGTCAAAGAAGGATCATCACAAACAAGACCAGTCTTTTCAGACTGGATATCAAACTTGTCTAAAGCAGCGGCTAACTTAATCATAAAAATCCTCTTTATCTACGAGTTAAAACACGGAAAACATCAAGCAAGCCTTTAACTTGCTGATATTCACGACCAAGGTTGCCAGTGTCAGTGGCAGCATCAACATCAAACTTACGCAACTTAGCTTCAAGTTCATTAATGGTTTTCAACACATAAGTGTTTTCAGTAATGGCATTAAAGTTAGTAATTTGAGAAGACATTAAATCAATATTCTTGCGAATTTGATTACCAATATCCGTAAGATTTAAACCTTGTTTTACAAGGTTTTGATACTCTTGACGAATATTATCAATAAGAGCTTTAGCCTTTTCGTTATCAGTCTTCAAATTTTCAATTTGTTGAATAACTTGTTCAGTAGTCTTTTCAGTCAATGTAGTCTGAGCAGTTGTTTGCTTAGCACTAGCAATTTGTTGAGCAAACTGAGAAGGACTTAAACCAGCCTGAACAGCAGACTGTACAGGATTCTGATAAACAGGCATAGCACCAGAAGGAGTAGAAGCACCACCACCCTTAACATAAGCAAGCATAGGATTAAGGCCAGCAGCCTCTAAATCCTTAACTTGACGTTGATAAGCAGTGTTAGATAAACGCTCTTGAAAATCCATTTGGGTAGAAGCGGCATCTTGTTGGGCAGCATTAGTTAGCTGCCCTCCAAGAAAACCTAATCCAGCAGCACCTAATGCAGCTTGACCAGCGGTTAATTCTGCAAACATATTAGAAATGATCAATTAGACCAGGAACAGAATACATTGGCAACGGACGTGCGGCCGTAATGTCAAAAAAAGCATCCAATAACAACTGCTGACCGTTAGCAGCAGTACCTACCGCCAAATTACGAGCAAGAGGAGGATTATCTTGAATGAAAGTACTGTTCAATGTTGGAAGCGTACTAAATCTTTGAGCATAGTGCCAAGGGTCAATCGTTCCAGCGGAAGTTGACTTAAACAAACCTGTGATTTGGGAAGGGTTATAACGTAACTCAGCCCAGCGCTCCTGATAACCGAAAACCGAATTGTCATTAACTGATCCATCACAGTAAATCTCCTTGTTCAAAATAGCTTGCTCACCCAAATGAGAAAACGCAGGAAAATAATAATCGTAACGAGTATTACGAGACCATAAACGACGCATACCTTGCTGATAAGTTAAATCAGCACGAACAGAAGCAAAACCAATAATATGGCCATGTTCAACACAAGAATATGTAAAACCGTGACCTTTATGCAAAAAGGTACCAAAAGCAGCCAAATTACCAATAGGAGTAGTACCACCAGATACACCAGTAGCCGACGTCTGCATGACTGGAGAAATAGAAATAAGAGAAGAACCGCCACCTAAATACTCAGGGCGCTGCAGACGTGCATCTGGGGAACGTACACCAAAATGGCTCTGAAGAATCTCAGTATAACGAGTACCACCACGGGCATCACGCTCTAACAACTTCTGAATTTGGAAAGATTGGCGCAACTGATTAATTGTTGCAGCAGTAGCTTGAGACAAATCAGCATACAAATTAGATTGGCCAGTAGGATTCAATCCATCAACAGCACCAACAGTAGAACCATAGCTAAACTGCGAAATTGAACCGGCAGTAGTGGTAGCAACAACAAATTTGTTTATAGGTGTAGTAGAACCTGAAACAGTAGGTCCATACTTAACAGGTGCAGAAGTACCCAAAGGAATACTTACAGGTGTACCACCTTTTTGAGGCCAAGGCAAAGCAGAGGTAAAGTAATCATGACGTTTACCACGGCGCTGCAACACATAATTAGTAGATGCAGAAGCATCAGGACCATCACCAGTATCAACAGTTATAGAAGTCTGAAGGTTTTCATCACGATACCATTGATTCCAAATCAATGAACAGGCTCTAACGGGCAACGCAGAATGTGAGACCGTATTACCAACGCCCACCTGTCCGACAGTAGGCAACCCAAGATAGTCCTGCAGCGAACCGACTGCATAACCTCCAACTGGGGAAACTTGTTGAGGTATAGAGTAGGAAATGCTATCGGTAGGGTTATTTTGCTCCCCCATAAACTTAACCCAATTGTCCCAGACCAAACGATTAGGTACAAAGAAAAACTGCGTGTCGATATGGAGATTATCCATAACTGGAAATATGGGGGTAGCCAAACGACCGAAAAGTGTGGCGTTAACATTAAAAGTATCTCCTGGCAAAGCCTCCTCACACATAATAGGAACAAGAAAACCAGCATTAAAAGTAGTTTTCAATGTCTTTTGCATCTGAAAACGACTACGAGGAACATCAGAACGAGGAACCATAGCAAAGCTATGAGAACTTGCGGATTTATTAGAAAACATTCAAATCTCCAAAGTTAAAAAAAAGCACCCCCGAAGGGGTGCAAAGGTCAGACTGTGGCAACTGTCTGAATTACATCTTTTGCACGAACGAGAACAACAGGTTGTTCTTCCATGTCAAAAGTACCGGCATTATCATCAAAAGTGCCGAGCAAATACAAATCAAA